GATCGCATGGAAAAGAAAATGGAAGATCAACTTATTGAAGGTGGTTTTATTAAAGCTCTATTTGAATTTACTAACGACATAGCAACTTATCCATTTGCTACTCTTAAAGGCCCGGTTCCACGTAAACGTAAAGTATTAGAATGGGCGGAAGGAGGGCTAGCTCCTACAGAAACTGTTCGGGATGAATGGGAACGAGTTGATCCTTATAAGTTCTACTGGGCTCCATGGGGAGATGACATACAGAATATGCCTGTAATAGAGGTTCACCACTTAACTAGAGAAGACGTCGAAGGCATGATAGGCGTCGAAGGCTACGACGAAGACGCGATACGATCGCTGTTGTCGGACTTCGGAGTAGGAGGTTTTGACTGGTTAGATAAAGATGACGCAGAAATGGAAGACTTGGAAGGTAAAGATTTTGATGAAGCCTCTTCAGATTTAGTAGCTGCAATTCAATTATGGGATTCAATTCCAGGGTACTTGTTAATTGAATGGGGACTTAAAGAGAAAGAAATTGACGATCCTCAAAGGTCTTACCCATGTGAAGTATGGATGGTGAACAACGTAGTTATCAAAGCTGTACTGAATTATGATATGTTGGGTCGTAAACCGTATTACGTTACGTCGTTTGAAAAGGTCCCAGGGCGCATCGACGGTAACGGCGTAGCAGATTTATGTATGGACGCCCAGAGTATGTGTAATGCCGCCGCTCGTTCTCTATCTAATAATATGGGAATTAGTTCAGGCCCACAAGTAGGAGTGAATGTAAGTCGCTTACCTGCTGGTGAAGATATTACTCAGATGTATCCTTGGAAAATATGGCAGTTCCAGCAGTCGGAATATGGAGATGTTTCTCAACCGATAAACTTTTTCCAACCAAACTCAAATGCGCAAGCCCTTATGGCTGTGTTCGATCGTTTCATGGATATCGCAGATGAAATCACAGGTATCCCGAAATATATGACGGGGCAACATGTGCCAGGAGCAGGCCGTACGTCGTCCGGTTTGTCTATGTTAATTTCTAACGCAGGTAAAAGTATTAAGCAGGTAATAGCTAACATCGACCATGATGTGCTAACTCCTATGCTCGAACGACAGTACCAGAGAAATTTGCGTTATAGTAATGATCCGGATTTAATAGGTGATGTACAAATTATTGCAAAAGGCGCGATGTCGCTGGTTGTTAAAGAAGCGGAGTCTGTTCGTAAAACTGAGTTCCTCCGTCTGGTATTGGAAAGCCCTGTGGCACAGCAGATTGTTGGCTTGCCGGGTACGGCTGAACTCATGCGTGATTTGGCTGGAAATCTCAATTCCAATATTGACAGGCTTGTGCCGTCGCGTGAGGATGTCGAGAAGCAACAGCAGATTCAACAGCAGCAACAGCAACAGCAGATGATGATGCAACAGCAAATGCAGCAACAACAAATGGCTGCCGAAGAAGCTAAAATGTTGCAAGAAGATGGAACCGAAATGGGTGGACGTCAAGACAATTATATAAGCTCGAGACCGGGTGGAAAATAAATATGTTGACATGCTAATGCGTTATTAGGTATGATATAGATAAATGATTAATGTTAATAAACTGAGTTCATCAGAGATAACAGCCTTAAACAGGATAAGAGAACCAGGAATTGACCAAGTATTAAAAGTGATTCAAGATGAACTTGAAGGCACTAAGCAGAAGCTGGTATATGCAAACGAAACGAGTATTATTCACCGTTTGCAAGGGCGAGCAGAAGCTTTAGAGGATTTACTAAAAGCGGTTGAGGAATCGCAGAAAGTGGTAAAGGCACGCTAGGAATGAAAAAACTAGCGTATTTTAAGCACACCATAACGGGAGCAGCATACATTGCGCTGCAAAACAGAGTTGGTGCTTTAAGGAGAAAGACAAATGGCATTGCCAAAACAAGTACAGGAGCAACTTAAGGAAGTTGAAGAACTAGAGAAACAACTAAAAGCCCAAAGCGAAACAGAAGAAAAGCCGAAAAAGGAAACCAAGAAAAAGAAGGTTTCTAAGAAAGCAAAGAAAACTGAGGAAGTAGCCGCGGATACAGAAGTTGAATTAATAGAAGAACCACCTCAAGATGAACCTGTACTGGAGGAAGCAGCGCCGGCTGACAATTCTAGTGAAGAAGTATCAGACGTCTTTGAGCAGAAGTATAGTACCCTTAAGGGAAAATACGATGCTGAAGTACCTAGACTGCACCAACAGGTTAGGGAGCTTACTGAACAGATGAACGCTATTAACAAACAAGCGGAAGCTGTCAAGAAAGCAAAGGCTGAGAAACCGAGAGAGAAAGTCAGTTATGTTACTGATGCTGATCGAGAAGAGTACGGTGATGATTTGATCGACTTTCAACGTCGAGTTGCGAAAGAAGTTTCTCAAGATTATGAGGAACGTTTTGAACAACAGGAGAAGGTAATTGAGGAATTGCGAACGCAGGTCTCAACTACTGACAACCACGTTGGAGAGGTAGGTTTTGCCCAGAAGCTAAATAACTTAGTACCTGGATTTGACCAACTCGACAACGACGAACGTTGGGTCGCATGGCTGAATGAATATGACCCTATGACTAGGGGGCCACGCAGAGATCAAGCTCAAGCAGCCTTTAACTCGGGAGATGCAGAAGCGGTAGCTCACTATGTGAGTTTATTCCGTGAAAGCGCTAAACCGGTTAATGGCAGGGGTGATCACCAAGCAGAACTTGAAAAGCAGGTAACGCCAAATCGTTCTGCTAACTCAAGTAGTAAGAGCGTGGGTCGAGAGTCTAAAATCTATTCTGCTGGAGAGTTAGAAAAAGGTTGGACTAAGATTCGCACTTTGAACACTAGTGGTAAGTATGACGACGCGGCAAAACTTGAAGCTGAGCTAACGCTTGCCTACATGGAGGGTAGAGTTAAAAACTAGCCATTTACGTACGCAGCCTTAGCCAACAAAACTGTTTTATTTTTAACGTTAAGGAGAACGAAAAATGGCACATATTTTCCCCGTGGTTAGTTCTGGTGACTTTGACACCAGCCCAACGTATTCGGGTGGTTTTATTCCACAATTGTGGTCTAACAAGCTGAATGCGAAATTTTTTGCGAACACCATGCTGTCTGAAATTTCCAACACTAGTTGGGAAGGCGAGATAAAAAATCAAGGTGATTCGATTCGTATCCGTACTGCGCCATCAATAGTAATTGATGACTATGCTGGAGCGGGTACAACGCTAACAACTAGAGTTCCTGTACCTATTTATACTGACCTACAGATTAATAAAGGTAAGTATTTTAGTGTTCAAGTGAACGACGTGTTAGCTCATCAAGCTGATATTGATTTGATGAACATGTTTACTGATGATGCTGCAAAGCAATTAAAGATCGCTATCGAAAACGAAGTTTTCTTTCAGTGGTTTGTAACTGAAGGTGCTGCTGCAGCGAACAAAGGCGCTGCTGCTGGTGCTATTTCAGCAAGTTATGGACTAGGCACTGACCTTGTACCAGTTAACCAAGCTACACCTGGTGAACTGTTGAAGATGATTTTGCGTATGTCAGCTGCTTTAGATGAGCAGAACGTACCTGAAGAAGGTCGTTGGTTGCTTATGTCACCACATGATCGTCACATCTTGATGCAATCTGATATTGCTCAGGCGTACTTCACTGGTGACCAGTCAAGTATCGTTCGTACTGGTAAGATTGGTATGTTAGATCGTTTCACTGTATATGTATCTAACTTGCTACCTCACGGTACTACTGCTAAAGCTACAGTTGCAGGTCTATCAGCAACTTCTACTGGTGCAACTCTTACAAACGCGAAACCGCGTAGAATGATGGTTGCCGGTACTAGTGCTGCTTGTGCTTTCGCTTCGCAGATTTCTAAGACAGAGCCTCTACGTAATCAAACAGACTTCGGCGATATTGTTCGCGGACTTTCTGTATATGGTCGTAAGGTTGTCAAAGATACTGCGCTGGTTACAGCATTAATTGGTACTCCGTAAAGGGATACTAGTTAATTAACTAAGGAGGGGGGAAACTCTCTCCTTTACCTAACCATGCATGGAGTAATTTATGGCAACAACAAAAGTAATTGATGTTATTCAACGCGTTGAGGATATTCTCCAAGATGAAAACATTAGATGGCCTCGTGTAGAATTGCAGAGATGGATAAATGAATCCTATCTACAAATTATATTACTAAGGCCAGACGCTAGTTCTAAGTCAGGTACATTTACTTGTATTGCTGGAACTCGGCAATCTTTAACCACTGGCTTTTCAACTGGGTTACGTCTTTTAGATGTCGTTCGTAATATGGCAGCTTCTTCTGACCAAAAGGTAATTAGGCTTATCAATAGAAGTGTTTTGGACGACCAACGTCCTGGCTGGCATACTGAGACGGGGACACTTAACGCTCAGAACTATACGTTCGATCCAAGACAACCTAAAGATTTTTTTGTATACCCTCCAGCGACTACGTCAACGCAAGTTGAGGTGGTTTATGCTGATGCTCCAGGAGCACATGCTCTTTCGGAATCAGCGTTAAATCCAGCTGGTAGTGATACTACTGTAATTAGGCTGGATGATATTTATTTAGGTTCTATTATCGATTGGGTACTATATCGAGCGTATTCTAAAGATGCTGAGTATGCAGCAAACGCGCAAAGAGCAACACTACACAATCAAGCTTTTATAACTAGTATTGGGAGTAAAACACAGAGCGATATTGGTTCCGCTCCAACGGAGGACGTGTAAATGGCCACTACTAAGTGGGTATCTTTTTACCCTTATATACAACCGTATGTACCTGGGTGTCCTGAGGTTGTTATTGAAGCGCATTTAAAAGAATCTGCTGCTGAGTTTTGTGGTAAAAGTGAGGTATGGCGCTTTAACATAGAGCCTAGTTATACCAGTAAGAACACAGCGGATTACGAGGTTGACGTGCCTAATCGCGCCATCTTGGAGAATATTATTTATCTTAAGCTAGATGGTGCGACAATTACGTCTGTAGCGGAGCGGTATTATGCTCCTGCTACTAACACTAACGGTACTCTACCTACAGGAACCCCTGTTAGGTACAGTTTGTTAGAGGACACTAGTATTCGTTTTTACCCTACACCAGCGACTAAACATACATTTACAGGAGTAGCGGTTATTAAGCCTAGTCTTTCAGCTACTGGGGTAGAAGATTTTATTTTTGAAACTCATGGGCGCTCGATTGCTGCTGGTGCTATTGCACATATATCGGGGATACCTAATAAAGAGTGGAGTAACCCTCTGTTATCTGAGTTGAGGCAACGAGAATTTGACGTGGCTGTTTGCGCTGCGAAAGGCAGAGACACACGTCGAGTTAACATGAAAGTACAACCTGTTAGTTTTTAGGAGTTTCCTTAGTAAAAAAGGTGTTATACTAAACAAAAGTATCTGTTAACACGTTAGCACATACAAATTGCATACCAAATGCTGAGAACAACCCGACTAGTCGGTTAAATATTGGAGGCCTGAATGGCATATTACGACACGATCAACCTCGTCTCTGGAGACGATAAACCAGAATTAAACTTCACACTACGTGATTCTAATACAGCAGCAACAGGTAAAGTCCTGAATGAAGACGACGCTACAACGTGGGCCCCAATCGACCTAACTTCTCAGACGGTACGGGTTAAGTTCCGCTCTTTGGGAGGCGACACCATATTAGATACTATGACTTGTGGGAAGTCTGCACCGTACACAGACGGTAAATGCTTCATGCAATGGAACGATACGACGTTAGATGTTGAAGCTGGAACTTACGAAGGGGAGATTGAACTAGAAAGCTCTTCAGGTGATATACAGACCATCTTCGACAAATTGAAGTTTAAGGTAAGAGCGGACTTCTAGCCATGGCATTGAGAGCTTCAATATCCCTAACTAATCTACAGGCTTCAACAACTGCAGCACGAGTTACTGCGCAAACTACTTATCAACTTGGTACCGCCGCTGGCATTTGGACTGATCCTGATTCCAAGAATAGGATGATACGAGATGAGTATTTACTGTCTGAAGTGCACTTCACGCTACTCGAAAAGAACGTATCAGACAGTTACACCTTTAATGATTCCGAGCAGAAACATGTAGGTAAGGGGTTCACATTAGATAGTGTAAGTTTTACGGAAACCTTCATAAACCAAATTGCATATCACCGTAGATTTAACGATGCGTTTACACTAGATGACCTAAGCCAAATAGATAAAGACTTCTACGGTAACAAGGGTAACATTTTTGCCTTCACAGATATTCTAGGTTTAACTTACGAAAAGAATCTAACTGACAACTACACAGTAGGTGATTTTGTAGCAGCAGCTATAAATAAAGCAGCCCAAGATTCATTTAGTTTTACAGATACTTCTTACAGCACCTTCAGTAAAGTTGTTAATGATGCGTTTACTTTAGATGACTCTGCGTTAATTGACAAAGACTTCTACGGTAATAAAGGTAACGTGCTAGGTGTAGATGATATATTTGTCAGAGCAGTAGATTACAAGCGTAGATTCCCAGGTAGTTTACCTTTAGGTTCAAACCTACTAAATAGTAATTCTTTAGATGCAAGTAGCACACCAGATACTCGTGTAATAGTAGAAGACAAAGCTACTGTGCTATCCCAGAAGAATTTCAACGAAATTCTAGGGTTTAGTGACTACAGCAACAGGACGATTACTAAGGTACTTATTGACGCGTTTTCTCTAGACGATTCAGCACTAATCAATAAAGATTTTGTAGGAAATAAAGGCAATGTCTTTAGCTTTGCCGATGTATTAGCCAGTGCGGTACACAAGACAACAAGTGATAGTTTCGGGTTTAGTGACTCAAAATACTTCAGCTACAGTAAGAACAGCAGTGACCCCGTATTTTTTGCAGAAACAGATTATAAAAACATAGAGAAAGCATTACCCGATTCTTTCTCTTTTTCAGACGTGCATGGTGTACAATTAACTAAAAGCGTTAGTGATGCTTTTGCACTAGATGATTCGGCCTTAATCGACAAAGATTACTTTGGAAATAAGGGGAATGTAGTAGGTCTCTCAGACTTAATAGATATTAATCTTGTTATGAGTAACCAACTAGGAACAAGAGCTTTAAACACAATGCCATTTAATTAGGAGCAAGAAAATGATTAACGATAATATCGCACTAACAGGTGCACTAACAATCGCAGTAAATAACGAAGTAGTACAAGAAACAAATAACTTAGTAGTAACAGCAGGTAAAAATTGGGTTGCTGATAGAATGAAAGGCACTAATGCAGCTATGTCACATATGGCTATTGGTACTGGTACAACAGCAGCGCTTGCAGCGCAAACTGCTTTAGTAACAGAGCTAGACAGAAATGCACTAACTACATCAGGTGGCACAGTATCTAACAATACTATTACTTATGAGTGTACTTGGGCGGCAGCGGATGGAACAGGTGCTATTACTGAGGCAGGTATTTTTGATGCAGCTTCAAGTGGTGACATGTTGGCACGTACTAAGTTCGATGTAGTAAATAAAGGCGCTGATGACTCTATGACTATCACTTGGACTATAACTGTTTCGTAAAAACACTATACAAAAAGTGAACGATTATATAAATAATAATTAATTCAGGAGGACAGCTATGTCTGTTAAGTTTAGTAACAATGCGGTCACTACATTGTCCGCCTCTATATCGTCAGGAGTTACAAGTTTTACAGTAGCTTCGGCAACCTCATTTCCAACACTCGCTTCGGGTGATTGGACTTACGTATCTCTAACTTCAGAAGTTGTTAAAGTAACTGCTATTTCAGGCACTACTTTCACGTGTGATACTACATCTAACGCTCATGCTAGTGGCGAAAGCGTAGAACTTCGTATGACAGCAGAACTCTTGAATGATTTTGCCGAGGATACGGAAGCCTTACCTCTAGCTGGTGGCACTATGACAGGTAATATCGCAATGTCAGATGACACTTCTATAGGTATAGGTGATTCTGCTGAAAGAATAGAATTTGATGGTGCTGGTGATATTAGTTTATTAGGATGCAACGTAGGTATTGGAACTGGAACTCCTACAGCAAAACTTGAGATTAACCAAGATGGTGCTGCTCTTGGAACTGGTTGGGCGAGTAATACTGGATTGGCAGTAGTAGCTGCTGATGCTTATTTAGACATTGTTTCAGATGATTCTGGTTCAGCAGGTTCGGCTCTTGCATTTAAACAAGTTGATGGTACAACCTTTGAAAATGCGTGGAATATTGGTAGAAAAACAAATGGTGGTGGTACAGGTGATGGCAGCCTTCGCTTCTCTTATGGTACAAATGTTGGACAACAACAAAATACCCCTATGGTAACTATGGCTACTGATGGCAACGTAGGCATTGGAACTACGGCTCCTGTTAATATTTTACATGTTAAAGACACTGCCTCTACGACAAATGATTTAATTAATGTTATAAACATAGAATCGGCTACTACTGGAACTGCAGCTGCTGGGGTTGGAACAAAAATGACATTCTGGGGTTCAATGACAGGACAAAATAATGTTGAACTAGGACAAATAGGTTTTCATAATACTAATGTTTCTGGAGCACATGGCGATTTTGTTGTAAAAACTAGACCTAATGCAACTTCAGTAGAACGTTTACGTATTACTTCTGGTGGCAATGTAGGCATTGGCACTACGAGTCCGGGTAGTATGCTTGACATTAAAGAAGCAGACTCTAATTCTGTACAGAAAACTGTAAGAATATTAGATTCAGATGGTACACAGCAAATAGTTTTTAAGACTACACCTAATGACGGTGGTTATACAGAATATTATGCTGATGATGGAACTACTGTTTCTACAAGAATTGGTGGTGGTTATTCTACATTAAGTACATATTTTAATAATAGTGGCAACGTAGGTATTGGAGTTACAGACCCAGATAATCCTTTAGAAGTTTTAGGTGCTGATAGCGGTATTAAAATTTCATCAATATCTAGTAATCGACCTCATTTAAGATTAGAATGTGGCAGCGTTGAAAAACTTCGACTATCAGCAAATCAAAATTATGGTGCAATTGGCGATGGTTCAGATACTAATCGTTATATGATTTTTAAAGATGGCAACGTAGGTATTGGCACTAATAATCCAGAATCGGAATTACAAATAAACCACGCAACAACAAGTGGAGTTACAGCTGCATCTAATGTAGGTTTAAGATTACATTGTCGAACTGCCGCAAATGAACTCGGTCCAGAGATAGAGTTCTCGGGTTCGGGTAATGCTGATGCAGTTATCGGACTGAAAAATTCAAGTGCAAGTGGTTCGGAAACTTCTGATTTACTATTTTCAATGAAAAAATCAACAAGTTCTACTGATTTGACTGAAATTATGCGCATAGAATCCTCTGGCCACGTAGGCATTGGAACTACGACTCCAGATATGCCATTAGTAGTAAAAACAACGGATAATATTCAAACTATGAAACTTATTGGAACTGCTACAGGGTGGGGTTCGTCAATTCAGTTGGACGCTACAGGGGCGGGTGGTTATAATTTTGAGATAGTTAGTGGCGGTTCAACAACTGGTGGAGGAATGGCACAAAAGCTTGCTATTCGTGATGTTGCTAATAATGCACCCCGTTTTGTTTTAAACTCCTCTGGCAACGTAGGTATTGGCGAAACGAATCCATCTGCAATTCTTGATGTTGACGGTAATGCTATTGGATTTCCAACAGCTACTTCTGACCCTTCTAGTCCTTCAGCTGGTTGGACATATTATAATACAACTGATAACCTTATGAAAGTAT